AGATGCTGATCTGCTGCTTGTCCAGCGCGTCGAACTGCACCTTGACGGCGCGGTCAACTGCGCCGGTCAGGACGGGGCAGACCGGCTTGGCAGTACACCAGCGGCAGTGCTCGCCCGACTTCAGCGCCGCGTCGGGCTTGACGGCCTGGTGCACCGCGTCGAAGAGCTGATCCTCAAACCGACTGATCCGGGCGCGGGTGGTGACCCAACGCTTGATCATCGGCGGCTGGATGATGACCAGCTCAACCTCGGTCACACCCTCAAAAGCCCACGGCTGGGACCGGCGCGCAGCAGCAGCGTAGAACATGAGCTGCATGTTTTCTTGGGCTTCAACGATCACGCCATCGCCGAACTTCCAGTCAATGATGATGGCGCGGTTGCCGATCTTGCCCAGCACATCGACCGACCCGAAAACGCCGGGAATGAATTCGCCGAAGTCCACGCGCACCTCGACGGCCAGTTCCATCGTCTTGTCTGGATCGACCTCATCCAGCAACGCCAGTGCCGGCATGATCTTGTCGTTGTGCAGTTCCTCGGTGATCTGCTTAGGCACCTTGCCGTCAATGATGGCCGCGATGACATCGTGCAGCAAAGTGCCCTCGGCGGCGTACTTGCTCTCGGCCTGGGGCGGCATCTTGGCCGTCAGGGCGACGGAACCAGGGCAGTTGATGACCCGGCTGGCGGTCGAGCCGCCGACGATCTTAGAGTGCGTCGTCATCTTGCGCCTCTTCAACAAAAGTTGCGACCGGGTCGTAGCTGTAGCACTTCAGCTCGTCGAGTACGAACTGGTCGCCAAAGGTGGCGCGGACATGATCCAAGAGGATCGTCTGGATGTCTTTTTGGTCTAAGGTGATCTTCACTTTACTGTACTCCTTGGTTGGTGGAGACTGAACTGTAGTCGCTGAAAAAAGACTTGTCAAGAACTTTTTGATCGTGTTACAGTTGTGCCTCACAAGGAGCAGACATGATCACTTTCCAGACCGCCCCCCGAGGGATTGCCACTGTAACAGAGGCTCACGCGCAGTCAATGCGTGACCAGTTCGCGGCGCTCAAGCCGCTCAAGCCGACCAAAATCAAGCCGCCTAAGCGCCAGTTCCCGCGCTTCTCACCGGGCATGACAACCGAGTCGTACATCAAGCAGTTCTACCAATTGAATCTGATGTCGGGCCACTACCCGTTCAGCGAGACGCTGGAACGCGAGGCACCCATGCTTAACCCGTCAGAGCCTGAAGTTGAAGGAAGCTGACGTTGAACGCCACCTGGTCAAGTTGGTCGAGAAGGCCGGCGGCAAGGCGTACAAGTTTGTTTCGCCAGGCCGCGCAGGTGTGGCCGACCGCTTGGTCGTGCTACCTGGCGGGCGCGTCTGGTTTGTTGAACTCAAGGTCGCAGGCGGGCGCCTGTCGGCGTTGCAGCAGGTCTTCGCGGCCGACATGGCCGCGCTAGGCCAAAACTACACAGTACTCTGGAGTAAAGATGATGCAACTGCGTTCGTATCAATCCATTGCGGCTGACTTCTTGTACGAGCATGACCGGGCGATGATCCTTGCGCCGGTCGGCGCAGGCAAGACAGCTATCACCTTGACCGCCATGCGCGAAATGCTGCGCGATGGCCACGCCAGTCGGTTCCTCGTGCTGGCGCCTAAGCGTGTGGCTGAACATGTCTGGCTAGAAGAGAAGGCGAAGTGGGCGCCTGAGATCACGATGGCCATTGCCGTGGGTACAGCCAAGCAGCGCGCCGCCGCGTTGCGGGCCGACGTACAGGTCGTGGTGACCAACTACGAGAACTTGCCCACGGGCGGGTTCGACGCGGTGGTGTTCGATGAGTTGACCAGGCTGAAGAACCCAAGCGGTCATCGGTTCAAGTTGCTGGAGAAGTTCTTGCGCGAGGTCAACATCCGTTGGGGCCTGACTGGGTCGTTCACCAGCAACGGTCTGGAGGATGTCTTTGGCCAGTGCAAGATCATCGACCCGGCGCTGTTGGGGCGGCTCAAGGGCGTCTTCCAGCAGCAGTACTTCATTCAGATCAACAAAGAGTTCAACCAGTGGGAGCCACGCGCCGGGTCGTTGGCGCAAGTGATGGAGCGCATCAAACCATCCACGTTCTTGCTTGAGTCGTACACGCTGCCAGACCTGAACGTGGTCGAGGTGCGTTGCTCGATGGACTTGGCCAAGTACAAGCAAATGAAGAAGGACATGGTGCTGGAGTTCCCCGACGCCAAAGCCATCGCGGTCAACGCTGGCGTGGTGACGGGCAAGCTCCAGCAGATGGCCTCTGGGTTCGTCTACGCCGATGGCGCGCCGCAGTGGATGTCACCCCACAAGTTTGACGCGCTGGACGATCTGTTGGCTGAGAATCAACGCGCCAACACGTTGATTGCGTACAACTTCAAGGCTGAACTGGCTGAACTGAAGCGGCGCTATCCGCACGCTCAGACGTTGGATGACGACAACGTCATCGAGCGGTGGAACAAAGGTGAGGTCGAACTGCTACTGGTTCACCCCAAGAGCGCCGGCCACGGGCTGAACCTACAGTACGGCGGCTGCAAGGTGGTGTTCCTGTCGCTGCCTTGGTCGCTGGAACTGTACGAGCAAACCATAGGCCGACTGCACCGCAGCGGCCAGGCGCATCCGGTCTGGGTCTACCTGATGATCACCGACAAGACGGTCGATGAGAAGATTTGGCGCGCACTGCGCGACAAGCGAACGATTTCTGACATAGCCATAGAGGAGTTGAAATGAAGCTGACTTGGAGAAGCATGCACGAGGTGCTGACGAAACTGTCTGAAGAGGAAGTGCTGAAGTTGCTGCAAGAGGAGCAGGCCGGGGCCAACCGCATCACCATTCTGCTGCGCCTGCACCAACGGTACTGCGTCCTGCGCCTTGAGCGCGAGCGCATAGTGATCCTGCGCGGAGCGGCAGCACTGTGAACAAACCGCCAAGCATAGGATGGTGGCCCTGCGGCCCGCATTGGTTGCGTTGGTGGAACGGTGAGCACTGGTCCTGGCCGTGCTTTGATTCTGACGGCATCAGCGCCGTAAAAGTGTACGGCAACCGGGTCGACAAGAACGCAAAAGACGTTAGGTGGTATCCACGGCCCGCATGGTGGCCAGAGAGGTCAAGAACATGAACGATAGGGAAGAATATTTCTGCCGCGCTGCGGCCCGCCAGACCTTGTTCTGTGCCGTCTGGATCGTCGCCCTGGTGGCGCTGATCGCGTGCTTGGCATGACGCACATTGGATGGATGATCAGCGAGGGCGAGGTTTGTATCTTGCTCACCAGGCGCCGCGAAGAGATGCAGTATTGGGTGGACCGTGGATGCACTGCGGTGCCGCTGTATGCAATGCCCCCGCTGTAACGCGCCAGCCGGCGTGCTTTCGACTCGGGCCGCGCCCGACAATTCAACCAGACGGAGATACCAGTGTTACAACAGCCACCGATTCAGCACAACGGAACAACTCGCCGCTTCTGTAGATCGCTTGACGAAGCCTTCGGCGGCAGCGGGCACGCCATCACCCACTACCGCAACAGATGGAGTTGGTTCAACCGCGCCGTGGTTTTTGTTCTCTGGGTCTTAGCCCTTGCATGGGGAGCAACACTGTGGATTTGAAAGAACAACTAAAGAGAGATGAGGGAGTCGTCAACCATGCGTATCAGGATTCTCTTGGCTTCACCACTATTGGTGTTGGGCGTCTTATTGATGCTCGCCGGGGTGGGGGTCTTAGCGATAGCGAAGTTGATTATCTACTCAATAACGATATTACGGATAAAACTGCGCAGGTACTGGAGGCGTTACCGTGGGCGAAAGAGTTGAGTGAACCCCGTTTGGGAGTGTTGATTAACATGGCATTTCAGTTGGGTATTCGTGGATTGCTGGGGTTCCCGAGTATGCTTGGCGCGGTACGAACGGGGGACTACGGAACCGCTGCCCTCCACATGGTAGACAGTAAGTGGGCTAAGCAAACACCGGATCGTGCAAAACGTTTAGCAAAACAAATGCTTACAGGAGAATGGGTATGAGTCTCGACCCCCTCACCGCTGCGCTAGACGCAGGCAAGACTATCCTCGACAAAATCTGGCCCGACGCTGGAGAGATGGAGCGCAGCAAAGTCCAGATGGCGCTAGCTATCTACGCGGGTCAGGCTGAGATTGTCAAGGCAGAAGCACAGTCAGATCATTGGCTTGCTGCCTGCTGGCGTCCTATCCTCATGCTGACCTTCGGCGGGCTGATCGTTGCCCGCTGGCTGGGATGGTCTGCGCCTAATATAACGGAGGCTGAAGTGTTGAAGCTCTGGGACATTGTGCAGTTGGGGCTTGGTGGTTACGTCATCGGGCGCAGTGTTGAGAAAGTTGTCCCTGCTATAGCTGGAGCGTTGAAGAAATGAACGAACGAATCCGAAAGTTTATAGACGGTTGCTTCGATGTCTACGTTGACCACCGTGGACGGGAAGATTTCTCAACTGACTACGCGGGCATAGAGCGGTTTGCCGATCTCATCGTCAGGGAGTGCGCGGAGTTGAGCACCGGCTACTCTGGTAACGTCAAGTTGCTGATCTGTAATCACTTTGGAATTGAGCCATGAACGAACCTTACGCCTGGATGGCGGTAGGCGGGACTATCTGGAACCACAAAACCAGCGAAGATGATGTGCCGCTCTATACAAAGCCCCAATGGCAGGGTCTGACGGATGATGATGTAAATGAAATCACAAAGGATGTGATTGCGTTCAAGAGCGATATTGTGGACTTTATTGGGCGGGCAGAGGCAAAGTTAAGGGAGAAAAACACATGACTGAAACCGAACGTAAACTTGACCTCCTGCTAGGCGATGCCCTAGCGGAGAACGAGCGCCTCAAGCGCGAACTGAAGTACCAAGACGCCAGAAATGGCCACATTGGTACGCACGGCCCCGACTGCTGGTCATGGGGGCCAAAGCATTACGAGTGCGCACTGCGGCACATAGGCGGCTCAAATGATGCATCCTGACACCGAGCTGCTGATGCACCTCGCATCCAACCTAGTGCGCGAGTACCCCAATGGCGTGAGCACGGTCGATATGCACCTACGCATGGCGATCTCGCTCGACAAGGCCCGCAAGATTTTGTGCTTTGCTCGCAAGGCGCGCCTGCTGGGCGTTGCCGGCTCCGGCGTCACTGCGCGATGGGCGTCGCCTGAACGAGCGGCAGAGCTAGATGCTGGGCGTTGGTCAAAGCGCAAGTTGCAGCACAAGGCGTGCAGGGATCGCAGGACGGCAAAGATCGCCGCACGCCAGGCCGCGTCTGAACTGGCGCCAAAGCGGGTAGCCAAGCCCTTCAAAATTCACGCGCCGAACAGCGTGTGGCAACTAGCGGAGTTCTCATGCGCCCAACTAAAGCAGCGATAGACGCGATCAGGGACGCTTACATGGCCGACGTCCTGACAATCAGAGCGCACATCCTGGCGCTCAATGACCCGCATCTGGAGGACGCCTGGGCCGGGATAGAGACGTTCGCTGCCGTGGCGTTGCGGGTGATGGCGAAGACCAACCCTAGCAAGCTGCGCAGCGAGATGGTGACTGTGGGTATCTCGGCGCTGCTATGACCTGTCGACCTT